CCTAGAAACTCTTCTAGATGTTCTAAGGCTCTTTGGTTTCTTAAACGGTCTGCAAATCGTTGATGGGTTTTAGAGATTTTCATGGATTTATAAACAAAGGAAGAAATGCCAAGGTCTCAAGATTATGTGAGCCAATGAGTTCGTAAATTGCCAAAACCCCAATAGAATTAGTAGTGGCACACCAGGCTGCAGTTTTATATTCACCACCTATAGTATCTACAGCAGCTTTCACTGCAAGACTCCTTAATGTATGCACGTCTCTCAAATCATGATAATGTGCATAAATTATAGAAAGTTTATCAACACTTAAATCATCCAAATAAATCCAGAAGTTCAGTACATTCTTCCAATTAGGTCCTAGAAAACGTTCAGGGTATTCTAGAGCAGTTTGATCCTCTAAAGAAAGTGCAAAGCGTCTATGTGCCCTCGAGATTTTCACAAATTTAAAAACAATGGAAAAAAGGTTAATGGTTTGTTGTTATCTAGGAGAAAGTGTGAACCGATTAGTTCATAGGTTGCACGACCTGCAGCCCAGTTGCCAGATTTTATATAGTCTATAGAGCTTATGTAAAGGTTATTAGTATCTGTAGCAACAGCTATAGAAGAGCTACAAACTGCTGATGCAGAAGCTTCAATAAAAAAATTAGATGTTTTTTGAGCAGCATTCATAGCATCACCTTGAAAACCATTATAGTCAGAATGCACAAGGAAACCATAATAAGCAGTATATTCAACTGGACATACTACATTAAAACTCTCTATAACAATTTTTATCTGTTCCTCACTTAAAGTATCCAAATAAATCCAGAAGTTCAGTACATCCTTCCAATTAGGTCCTAAAAAATCCTCAGGATATTCTAGAGCAGTTTGATCTTCTAAACAAAGTGCAAAGCGTCTATGTGACCTCGAGATTTTCACTTACGTTTTCCACCAATTGTGTACTTAGTAATAAGTTCATAATCTTGGCGATCTTTATATGCAAGAACTTTAATAAGACTCAAAGGAGCCATATCTGTAATTTGTTCAGGATTAACAATTGTAATAAGGCCCCAATCACTTAAAAGCTTTGCAATTCTATTACGTCTCTGTAAATCAGATTGAGTTAAAGTACAATACTTTCCATCAAGGGCAAATAACTCTTTATAAGAAACGATATAATATTTTCCAGATTTGTGGAGAATATGTGCACTCTGAAAGAGTTTCTTTTCATGCTTACTACAAATTCCAACACGCTGAAGTGTTTCTTTAACAACCAAAAATGTATCTGGTTGATCAAGTGTCACTTCAATCATCATGGATGAATCCCAATTAATGTATCCATCTTTGTTCAATTCACTCATTTTTTAAATCCACCTTTATTCAGTCGTTGTTTAATGAAAATAATTTCGTCTCTATTTAGAACCTTTAAAGCATCTAAAGCTTTCTTGTCACTAAATCCATAATATTCTTTAACCGCAGAAAGATTATCTGCGGTTTCCCTTTTTAACCAAGGGGCATATCTTTTTCTTGGTCTTAGAGCATAGAGATAATAAGCGTATTGCATTCGCTTATCAATATATGGAAGTTGGTTTAGCTCATTTACAAACAGTATAGCATCTAAATGACTAGCCATACATTTATTGATGATGTATGGCTGATAAGATGAAACTGATTCTGGAGTTTCATCTAAGAGATTTTCCTTAGAGAAATTGATTGAATTTAACCAATCTTTAAGTTCTGGGTTATTCACATTTTTTACATATATTCATATTGATTATATTCACGAGAAGCGATTTTTGCTATTTTATAAAGTGCTTCACAGTTTTCTTTATAAACATCTGAATAGGTTTCAACTTCAACAGGTCCAACAACCATTAAAGTTTTTACCACAAGCTCAGAATAAATTTTAGCTAATAATTCCTGTCTACTCATAAATTTATATTTACATATACGACATCTTGGTATATCTCATTATATATAACTCCTCTAGGGCTATTAGGGTCAAAATGAATATGAATTGAATCATTTTCATATGGGTTTGTGACCCGAAAATGATTATCCCAGTCACACATAGTTGCATTTGCAAACCAAGTTCTCATTAATTCTTCATCACCACCATGAATGGAATGAAATTCCATTGCCCATCTTGAGGCATTCATGTCTTGATTAAGCGGGTTTTCACTCATGACTGCTACTAATAAAGTTAGGGAGATTCTTATAGAGCATATAAGCGTATTGACGTTGTTCATCAGTTAGAGAATCTTGATGAAGTTCGCTAAATTGTCCTTCAGGTTCCTCACCTAAAATTGTCATAATTGTATCAGGCTTCCATTTGTGATAGCCAAAAGGATTATCCCAAGTTGAATCTTCATTCAAATTAGCATAAAAGACTTCTGCGAGTGATGCAAGATCTTCAGATTGATTTCGGTTCATGATTAATTCCATTCAAGTTCGTACATTAATTCAGTAATACATGCCATTAAATTGATTTCTTGATCTGCAACACGAGTTGCAAGATCTTGATATTTCCCCAGATGTATAACACATGGAGGGATTGTTGTCTTAACGATTTTTTCATTTTTCCATAACTCATCAAAGATTCTTCTGATTGTTATGGATGGGTCATTATCAATATTGTCAATCACCCATTTTCTGACGTTTGAATAATTTTTGTTTCGGATATGTTCAAAGAGTTCAGTAACTGAGACATCTGAAGAAACTGCAAGAATACCAACGTCAATTGAACCTTTTCTTGCATAACCCTGAAGTTCTAGAAGTGTTCTCCTAAAATCTGGATAGTATTTGCCAACAAATGATGCAACAATTTTTTGGTCATACTCAAGATTTTCATTCTCTAGAATTGAACAAACTACCTTAAAGAATCTAGAAAGAATCTTTGGTTTTTCTTCAACTGGGAAAATAAATTCTTTATTGATACATCTAGAACAGAGAGCTTTGTCAATACGATTTTTATAATTGCATGTAAAAATAAAAACACAATTGGATTGAAAATCTTCAATGAAAGCCCTTAAGGCAAGTTGAGCATCATGAGTAAGATTGTCAGCTTCATCAATAAGTAGAAATTTTTTCCCAGTTGAAGAAAGGGAAATAGTTGAAGCATATGACTTAACCTTATTTCGGATAACATCAATACTTCGCTCTTCACTTCCATTGATCTTCATGAAATCTCGGTTAAGTTCATTAGCTAGAGCTAAGATAACAGAGGTTTTTCCGGTTCCTGAAGGTCCAGATAAAAGAAGATTTGGGACATTTCCAGAATCTTTTATTTCAGTGAAATATTCTTTGAGTTGTTCAGGTAAAATGCACTCTTCAATAGATTTTGGCCTGTGTCGTTCAGTAAATAAAAATTCGTCGTTCATAATAAGTTAAAAAATTGTTCGTCCAGTTCGTATTTGTTCTAAAATTGGCATCTCGTTTCTAGAGATGTCCAGGTATTCACTAGACATTTGACTAGAAATTGGTTCAACGCCGGGAAGATCACCAAAAAGATTGGGATAAAATTTATTAACTATACTTTTCATATAGTCCATAGTCATCTCACCCTTTGGTGTTGACACTAAAACAATTTTTGGCTTTGGTGGAATAAAAAGTGGTAGAAATTTCAATTCTAAATTGTTCTTTAAAATTTTATCATGACATAAAATTTCTAGAGTTGCCCAGGCATAATACCAATTTAAAGAAATTTCTTCACAATTCATATTAACTGCATCCCAAATATAATCCTCTTCTGGTGGAAGAATATGATAAATATAATCTACATATTTTATAATACCTGCATTATGATACTCCTCTTTATCAAATTCTAAGATTTTTTGTTTTATATGTTCACTTAGGTTTTCCAAATAAAACCAAAAATTTAATATAGATTTCCAATTATTTCCCAAATATAATGAGGGATCAGTAAGAACTTCTTCATTTTCTAGTATAAAACTAAGATTATTATGAAAGGTGGAAATTTTCATATATTTAAAAATAATGGAAAATAGACTAAAGATTTTCCTTGTTTTTTACGCTTATGAGAATTAATAAGTTCATATGTTGCAAAACCAGAAGCCCCGCGACAACTAGAAGCAGCAAGATAATATCTAGAAGCAGCAAGCCATGCAGAACGCACACCACGAAGATCTCTAGCAAGATTAAGAATTTCTAGAAATGAAGCATCTCGTTCATCCCAACTTAAAGAAGAATAAGCAACATTAATACTATTCCACTGCTCTTCATTCATAGTATCTAGAAAGATCCAGAAATTTAAGACTTCTTTCCAGTTAGTTCCTAGATAGTTTTCAGGTTCAGTAAGAACTCTTATATCATCCATTACTTCTGAAAGAGTTTGATGAGTCTTAGAGATTTTCATAAATTCAAAAACAAGGGAAGAAAATTCAAAGACTTAAGATTGTGTGAGCCAATGAGTTCACAAGTCGCGCAACGTGTAGCAATACCAGCAGTAGCACACCAAGCTTCATTTGCATTATAATATTCTATAGTATCTTTAACAGCTTTCCAAGCAAGATTCTTTATGGCACTCAGATCATCCAAATCCCAATAACGATCATAAACTATCTCAAAATCTTCAACACTCAAAGTATCCAAATAAAACCAAAAGTTCAATACATTCTTCCAATTGGGTCCTAGAAAACGTTCAGGGTATTCTAGAGCAGTTTGGTCTTTTAAGCGATATGCAAATTTTTGATGTGTCTTGGAAATCTTAATCGTCATAAGAACTATCGGGCTCTGTAGCGATAAAATATTCAAGCTCTTGATTTTGATTGATGAATCTAGCTGCAAAATTACTATCATTAACTCTAGCAATTTCAAGCATATAAGATCCCGAAAGAATCTTAATGTTTTTTTCAATAAGATTGAAACAAAACTGATTTTCAGTTTCACCAATCTCAACATTATAAGACTTTGAGGTTGAATCTTCTTTATTATGAACTAGCAACTCAATTCTTCCTTCAGCCCCAGTCAAAGATAGATCATTAAGACTGTAATAATTTGCAGCTTTTCTTACTCTTTCAATTTGTTCAGATTCTAGATTAATACTCAGAACGACATCATCAAGTACATAATCTCTGTCAGGAAGATTTAAATTTTTAGAGAGAGAATATAAATCTGCATAATAAAACTTCATGCGAGTGCGATTATGTTGAACTAGAATATATTGTTCATCTGAAAAATCAACATCAGCATCTTTATGAATTTTAAAGATATTGAGAAACTCTCTTAATTCATAGATTGGAATATCACGAGGAAATGTTTCTTGAACTGTTGCTTTTGCAAAAACATTTCGTTCAGAATTAATTGTTTTAATTACGCTTCCTGGAGAAATGATAATTGAGTTATTAATAGAAGAGAAATTACTAAGAATTTCAATTGTTTCAGGAGAGAGTTTCATATTTTTCAGTTGTTTGTTTATCGTGATTTGAAAAGTGATATAGAAAGATGCAGAAGTGTATGATTTTTAGACAATCTGATTTTGAGAACCCATTTTTCTTACCATATCGGCTTGCATATTTAATGATACTTGAGCGTGAAAATGGAACTCCATCACCGATTGCTGAGATAAGATCCATTGCCTGTATTCCATTATCCCCAACATAATGAGCATTATAGGTTCCGATCAGATATTCTTCAATCTCTCTAAGAATCTCACCTTCATTATATTTCCAAAAGTGGTCTTTGTTTTCTGTCATATTGTTTTGCCAGTGATATTAATGTAACATGATTTTTGGATAAGTGTTGCTTATGTGTGCCAGTTCTTTAAGTGGCTCATGCGTGTTTTTAATTTAACTACACATTCAAACTCTTTTTTGAGGTTTTCGTCTACGTTGTTCTTTTATAACACGTTGTAAAAATTTTGTGTGATAACTATGGGAAGTTTTAAGTGAAATAATTTTACATTCTTCTTTATTTTCTGAGCTAGGGGAAATTGAATTATCATAATGTTCTATAATGACATTTTCTCTTCGTAAAATTTGTTTTAATTCGGCAGAAATAATTTGCAATTCTTCATTAGACATATATGAAATCATAAATTCGTCATACTCTTTATCAAGCTCATTACTATAAAAATGTAAAACAAATTTACTTGCTAAGACTGGATTTATACCCCTTACCCTTCTAACCCTGTCTAGAAATTTTTTCTTTATTTTTTGTGCAGTTCTAACTTTAATTGATCTTAAGTGAATCTCGTCATTAATTGCCACCTCTTTAGTTTCAATAACTTTATCTAAATGTTCAATTTGTGATTCAATGTTTATTAGACTAAATTCAAGTTCTTTTGTAAGAATGCGTAATTCCTCTCGTGTTAAATTTCCAATGCAATCTATGGGTATATTTTCTCCAATTGATTCACTATAATGAGTAAGTGTGTTATCGCTAAAATTAACAGTTCTAGTAACCATAATAAATTGAACCCTCAAATTAATTTGATTAATTGCAATCTATCATAAATTCTACAAAAGTGTTGCTTATGTGTGCCAGTTTTTTAAGCGGTCCCTTCTTGCATAGTCGTCAATTAATTCCCAAATGGCATGAACATAATAATAAAACTCTGCATCGCTTTTATCTTCTCGTGGATAAATTTCATTAATGATTGCTGCTGCAATGTCCCAGTAGTCAGACAAATCTTTATATTTTACGATCAGTTGATCTATCAAATCTTGGGTAATAGAAATTTTTTGTTCCATTTTGTTTAATTTAAGTTATATTTGAAATTCGGCTAAAGTTACCCTGCTTCTCAAATTCAAGAATGTGTTCAAACTTTTCAGTCACACCTTCTCTATGAGAAATGATGAACGTATTAGTATCAGTAAAGACATACTTAACAATTCTAATAAACTCTTCAATTCCTGCATCATCTAGCGAACTATCTAAAATCTCATCAAACAGAAGAAGATTTACATTTGTTGAGTTCTTAATTTTTACAAGCTCTCTAAACGTCCAAAGAATACTCAGATTGATTCTTTGTTTTTGTCCTTCAGAGAATGAGCTGTAAGAGAAGTTATCGTGTAAAGGTGAATTGATTGTTTCATTAAACTCTTCATCAAATGTAAAGTTAATAAACATATCCATCGTATTCAGATACTTATTGATCAACTGATTAATGATCGGTAAGTATTTACGGATGATCTTTGTCTTAACTCCACCATCTTTAAGAAGACTAGCCATATATTCATAATACTGTAAAGAGTCCTTTTTATTCAAGAAATCTGTCTGAACTTGTAGTAACTCTTCCTCAATTTGAGAGAGTTTTTCATTTTCTGTACTTCTATTTTGAACATTTTCTTGAATTGATTCAATCTCTTCGTTCAATTCAGAAATCTGTTTTTGGGCAGTTGAAATCTGAATATTGTGTGAACTGATTTTTTGATTCAACTTAACAATTTGTTGTGATAATGCTGAAAACTGTCTTTGTTTTTCTTCTTGAGAAGTAATAGCATCATTAATTTCAGAGAGAGCACCAGAAAACTCTTCTGATGATTTTTGGTATTCTGTAATCTTATTAGTCTTAAATTCTTCATCAATATTTTGAGTACATGTTGGACAAATTGAATTTTCTTGAAAGAACCTTAAGTCTTTATTAATTGTTCCAACTCTTTGTGAGATTTTACCTTTTAAAGTTCCAAGTTGATTAAGTTTATTTGAAGATGCTGAAACCTCGGAGATTTGTTGATTAAGTTCTTGAATTTGACTCTCAATAGTTTTATTGTCATTGATCATCTTATCAATGACTTTTGAGAGACCTTCAATTCTCTGTTGTTTCTCATTGATTCTTGTATTGCTCTCCTTTTCAATTTCATCAATGAAACGTCTTTGCATGACTGCTTTATCGTGTAGATGCTTTTCAGAAACATTGAGCTGTTTTAAATCATCTTTGATTGTCTTGAGTTTTTCTTTAAGAACAACATTCATTGAAGAGAAAATGCGAATATCTAAAAGATCTTCAATGATTTCTCTTCTTTGCGCAAGTGGTAATTGCATGAATGGTATATAATTACCACTTCCAAGAATAACAATTTGAATGAACGTTTTATAGTTCATCTTAAGAACATTTTGCTCAAACCATCTTTGTTGATCAATGGCTGAAGCATCTTGTTCTAATAATTGTCCATCTCTATAAAGCTCAAATATATTTGGCTTAAGTCCACGTCTCACCATCCATTTGGTTGAGTTGATTGAAAATTCAAGTTCAACTAGACAATCTTTTTCATTGATTGAATTAATGAGCTGAGGTAAATTGATTGGTCTATAGGCTTTCTTGAATAATGCAAAAGTGATGGATTCAATTACTGTTGACTTTGAACTTCCATTCTTACCTACAATCAATGTTGTTGGGTTTTTATTGAGTTCAATTTCAGTAAAAGTGTTTCCAATAGAAAGAAGATTTTTATAGCGTACTTTCTCTAAGATTATCATTTCTCAAAAACAGGTGGAACAACAAGATCTTCAGGTTTAATTATAGCATATTTTGTATTTGTTAGCTCACATGTATAAATTATTTTTCTATCTTCACATTCAACAATTTCGGTTTTGGGATAACCATTTTCTTCAAGCTGCATTGAAAATCTTAGAGCATCATCAGATTGTTGAAAAAGATAAAGAATCTTATTGCCCTTCTCATTAGTAACAGAAAATGCACCTCTTTCAGGTGTTTCTTTTAAAGTTATCAAAAACATCAGATTAATTCACAGGCTTCTTTGTGTAACTCAGACAAAACTAACTTCAACTTATCTTTGTTTAGATTAACATCACTTTCTTCTACAAATCTTTGAATGAGACTAAATGTGTCTTCACTTTCTAAATCGGCATCAAATTCTTCAGAATCTTCAGAAACAGAATAGTTTTCAATAATCTTAAGATCTGAAACACCAACCCGATAAAAATTACTAATAAATTCATCAAATAAATTAATATCAGATTTTTTTCTGATGATTACTTTAATAACTTTACCAGAATAAGACTCAAAATCAAATGAATCAATATCTGTATCCTCATAATAAACATAATCAAATAAATGATTTGGATTGTTTACATAGGAGTGTTTTAATGTATCGGTATCAAAAATAATAAATCCTCTAGGATCTCCAACATCACTGAAGAACATTTCATAAGGATTGCCAATGTAGTAAATTGTTCCATTATCTGAACGAGTATGAAAATGTCCGGTAAATACTTTTTTGAACTTAGAAAAAACGTCAGGATCCTTACCTCCTTCCATTTGTGTGCCACGATTGACATAGAAACCATTCAATTCTAAATGTCCCATTGCAACAGTTGCCTTAGTATTTTCAATGAGTTTCAAAGTATCTTTTTCATTCTCTTGATTGATCCAGGGAATCAGCAGCACTGAAAGATCATTCAGTTGAATTTCAGTTGCCCCAGAATAGGTTTGAATGTTTGGATATTGATTCAGAAGTAGTTCAGGTGTATTAATTCTATTGGTATTGCGATAATAAGTCGTATGATTTCCAACAATCGTATGAACCTGACAGTTAAGAGCTTCTAATCTATCATAGTAGTTTCTCTTAGCCCAATCAATTGTTGTTAGATCAAGAGTTTTACGACTATCAAAAGTATCACCTAAATCAATGACAGTTGAGATATTATTTTCCTCAAGAAAGGGAAAGAAGACATCATTATAGAACTTCAAGAAATAATCATGAAAGATTGTTGACTGTCTTTTGAATCCGAAGTGCTGATCGGTCAAAATTGCTACTTTACTCATTTCAATATCTCATTCTTGAATGCACAGAATCTTTGATGCTATTAAAATCGGAATAGTTTGAATAATCTCCATCTGCTGAATCATCATGAAAGACTTCATCAAATCCATTCTTTTCTAGAAGCATATCATAAAGCTCTAGAGTTTTTTTCTCTTGTTTAATTCTACGAACAAATGCCCAATAACAAATTGTTGTAAAGTAAGAGAAAGGATTCTTAACCGTTTTTCCACCCTTAAAATATGGATCAAAATTTAAAACATATTTCACACAATCAGTATAACCATCAGAGATCATTAAATCTTTATATGAGTAGTTTATAAATTTTGGAGTAAATGCTAAATGATTTGCAATTTCCAAAAAACACTTACCAATATATTCAGGGATTCTTGGTTTTGGTTGTTCTTTTTCTTCTGCTTGTTTTACACGATCTTTGTATTTAATTAGAGCATCATAAAAGTCAGCATTAATTACATAATGTGTTCTTCTTTTCTTTTTTTCCATTACTGATGTTGTTATCATCTTTCTCTCATTTACGCTATATAGATTTTAACTTGTATTGTTATTTTTTAATTAAATTTAGAACTCAATATCATTTTATGTGTTTTGCTTTCCCATATTAATTCTTGTTTTAATTCTTCGGCTCATTCCAAAGGCAAGACCAGCACCCGCCAAAGGAAGAGGTGCTGGAGTTTTGTGGATGGTATGGGTCAGTGACCTCAGCGTTTGAAGAGGTGGAGCCATGCTCGTATCAGATTCAAACACGGTTTCCACAGTGAGCGCGACTACTGGAGATGGTGGCTTAGGCAACGTTGGAGCGGTGATCAATATTTCCATAATCGGGTCGGGCAACGGCGGATCCTGTGAATAGGACAGTTGAATATCAGTGATTGTTTCGAAAGGAGAAATAATCTTATAGAAGAAGCCAACCACGCCCTCAGTGGTTAGGTTGGCAAAGGTAATCACCTGAAACTGTCGCGAAGTCTGGAAATTTACGATGGCACCTGGGTTATCGAGTTCAGCAAGATTGTCAAAAAACGTGTAGTTTAACCCTCCAAGTTCGCAGCTATACCCAGATGGACCTGAGCTGACGATGGTGCTGACCGGCAAGCCACTCATGCATGGTGTCTGCGCTTTCGCAGGGGGTGCGACCAGGGCTGCGGCGATCATCAAGCTGCTAGTGGCAATCAAGGATTTCATGTGTTTTGAGTGTAGTTGTTTATTTAGCATAGCATGTTAATGAGAGTTTGTCAAGTGCCCTTCAGGTATTATTCGTAGAGAGAATAATTTAACAGATTAATTGTCAGGTTTACTTACAATAGCAAATTCTTTTCCTTCCTTATCAGCTTGCACAAGACGATCTAAAAGTTCTATTCCGGCTACAATTGCTTCAGGCTTGCTTAGTCCTGATTCTCGTGATACCCTATTGAGTTTTTCTGTAAATTCGCAGCTTGTTTTGAATTGATAGCGTTTTGGCATATTAATTAAAAACCAATAACCTCTCTAAGTGTTCCGTCTGAATTTCTGAGAATTACATTCCCTTTGTCTTTCTCTGTTTGCTTAGCTCGCTTATAGAGAGCAATCGCTCTGCGAAAAATTTCAGCACGAGACATCCCGGTGTTGTCTTCTAGGTATGTTAAATCATGATCTATTTCTGTGGGAATCATATATGAAAATAATTTCATTTTCAAAGATTGATCCATGATGGTATGCGAATTGATAGAAATCCAATAATAAGAAAAAGACCCCAATCTGGAATTCCACGAATAGCTGCAATAATTCCACCAATCATGGCAGCAGTAACAGGAAGATTTATGAATAGCTGCGGAAAAACTTGTTTCATTGATCTAATTCAAGTTTGTTAATAGTTTTATTTAAGTTTTTTACAGTAAAACATAGACATTTCATAAATCTCTTGTTCATCAAGACTATGAAAAGATTCCGTGCAACTTTGGCGACCACAAATACGACAACTCATAATGATTATTTTTAGATCTCTCAAACAATAGCACCTCATTCAAAATATGTCAAGTACCCTTAAACATTGTCAAGAAACCCTGACTTAGTATAAGTACCTATTGACAGACCTTTAAGAACCTGCTACGCTCAGCTTTGTCAAAGATGATGCACGATAACTTAAGTGTCTTAAAGAACTTAAATACTCTTAAGAATTCTCAAATATTCTTTCAAGTTTATTCTTAGCTTCTGAAACTGTTCCAATATGACCTAAAGATGGGCTTAGATTTTCTTGATGAAAATTAGTCTGTTCTTTAGAAGTAACATATTTAGTGTGCATTTGTATAAGATCAATATCCTCAAGTTCAGACATAGTAAGAATATCTTCTTTATTAAGAACATATAAACTTTCATTACCAATTTTAATCCAAGGCTGAACAAGATAATCAAACCCCTTTTTAGTTCTTACTAGAGTAAGAGTAATAGGATGATATAAAAGTAGAACTTCCTTATCATCTTCTTCAGTTAAACACACTTGAGAAAAGAACTCTTCACCATTCTTAAGTTTTACTACTGCATAAAATTCTTCATCCATCTTTATCTAATGACATAATTTCAATTGAGTTATCATGCCTTTTATTGAGAATATTGACTGTTATAGAACATCCTAGTATAGGATATAATAAGAGGACAAATGTAGGAATACCAGGAACAGCTCCTAGTAAAACAGCCCCAATAAGAGTTGTCCATATAGTAAAATTTCCAGTTTTAGTTAAAGCTTTATTCTCAGCATTTATTCTGTCAATAGTTTTTTCCAATTTCATTCTCCTAGTTTAATTGTTTTAATGTCATAATCAAATCCTTCTTCATTGTAATTTTTAACTCTTTCCATAAAATGCTTCAATGTATAATTTGGTCTATCATTAAATGAAATATCATCAGAAAGATCATAAACCTTTGCAACCTTTTTATTGTGATTAAGTCTTAATAATCTACCAATACTCTGCATATTTCTAATACGAGACTTAAAGGGTGAAGCAAAGATAAGATTGTGTAGATTCTTGATTGAGATACCTGTACTGAATACTCCGTAAGATGCAACAATGATTGCATTATTTTCTCTCTCTACAATGTTTCTTATCTCTTCCCGTTCATCTGTATCAACTCCACCATGAACGAAATATATCTTATGATTGTCTGCATCATTATTTATTAAGTCAAAAAGAATCTGTCCATGTGTTTCAACTCTTTCAAAAAGAATTAGAGTATTTCCTTTAATGTCAAGAGAAAGATTTTTAATGAATCTATTTCTCTTTTCGTTCTCAATGAGATACTTAATTTCATCTTGATAAGATTCAAAAGATCTTGAAGTATGTTTAAGAACAATACATTGAATATCTAATTGCGAGGCTCTTCCTTTTTCAATGAGTTCTTTAGTTCCTATTGCTTTATAAGATGGGCCAAATAAACCTGAAATAACCCATTCATGAGTCTTTGAATCTTCACCACCATTAGTAAGAGTTCCAGTAAAGCCATAACGATACTTTGCTTGATGACAGTTCTTCATGATGTTTGTAAGACTTTTTGCCTTACATCCATGACACTCATCTACAATAATGCAATCAAACTCTTCAAAAAAAGATTTAGGACAATTATCTAAAGATTGCCAAGTTGAAAGAGTTACTTCAAAATCATTTCTTTTCTCAGAACCGT